GTCTACATCGTTCTTAGTAGGTGAACTAGCTTGCTCATTATTTAAGTTTTTGGAAATAGATCCGTTACCGAAGGTATAGGCAAGGAAAGGTAAAGCCTCTACCATTCCATAATGTACAATAGTATCGATAATATACTCGTTTTGTAGAGTTAGGTATCTTCCAGTTAAAGTTCCTGCAGCAATATCGTCTTGCATTTTATCGAATAACACTGTACCCAGTATTAGCAAGAGATACTTGTCTTGTGCAGTCTTTATAAACGGAATAATTTTTTCTGGGTCGATATTACCGCCTAGAATCGTACGTTTTACGATATCATTCCTTGAGCAGAATAAAATGTTTCTTGACATATGTTATACAGTTGTTACTTCGTAATTCTCGTTTAATTTAAAGCTATCCCAGTCTCTCTCTATTCTAGATAGACCTTGTGCACCTACATTCTCAGGCCCTACAACATTACCTATAGTCTCGTTAGGATTAGGTGCCATAGCTCCTGGTAGTTCACCATCAGTAGTTTGAATTTGTTCATCTTCGAGATCAGGAACATCGTTAGGATTTTCGATAATCTCTTGAGCATTTTCTGCACCAGCATCAGCCATAAGCTCGGCCAAGAATCCAAAAGGAATAAGTGGTACAAAGTATAAATCAGAAGCATCGTATCCATTGTACTCAATTATACCCTGAATTTGTTTCATTATCTCCTGCTGCATTGGATTGATTACCATTGAGTAGAAAATCTCATAAGATACTTTTAACTCGTCGGCATTTGAACTAAATCCAGTTGCAGTCTTAATACCTAATAGTAACTGAGACGTAATTCTGTGTGCGAGCATTATCTTTCTAGAAGACTCTTCAGCAATAAAGTCGTACTGCTGATGTAAGTTTTCTGGTCTTAACATCTCTACAGTAGTCTTGTATTCTGGATTCTCGTTGAAAGAAAGAATAAACTTACCAGCATTAGTTGTACCTGAGAACTTATTGATAATACCCTGCTCTACATTATACTGCTCCTCTACTGCAGGTACACCGCCATTAAAGTTGATAATGGTTGAGGGCATAAAGTTATTCCTAATGTTGTTAACATGTAGGTTACTTATTTCCTCTTCAACAGCACAATATTGAATACAAGAATAGTAATCAGGAATACCATAATAGAACTTACCTGGTGAATACTTTTTAAAGTAGATTATTTGTACGTCATCTTCCCACTGGTTTTGACCGAATGCAGGAATGTATTTAGGTTTTATTGCCTTGTTATTCCAATCTGGAGAATAATAGAATCCAGGAATGTTTCCTAGTTCGTCTACTTTCTCGCATCTTAAAGTATCGACTGGTAAATGATAGAAGCCAATAATCTTATCTCTTCCGGTATTAAATACTGCTTGAATTGCAGCATTACCGAATAGCTTATAATCAAAAGCTATCTTACGAATCTCTTCATCAGTGGTTAAACTATAAAGATAGTCTTCTACAAGCTGGTTACCCTTACTCTTAATACCCTTACCGTAGATTAGGTCAGTAGAACTATCAATACATGCCTGATTGGTAGGAGATGTTTCGTATGCTTTAATTAGCTCAGTAAAAAAGTCATCAGCAGCTGAAATACCATACTGGACCCAGGCCTTTCTTGAACGAGAAGATTCAGATATCTTTGGTAAGATATATCCTCCTTGATCAGATAAGTTTAAAACCTTAACAGTAGATGGTGATTTGACTGCTCCCTTTTTATTTGTACTCATATTAGTAAATTATAAAATCATTAAATGAACCTGTATAAGAGTAGAATGGTTCACTAGTATGTTCGTATGGACTTTCGCTAGTTGGGTATAATTCACCTCTATACAGTTCTACACACTCTACATTACCGCTACCACTTAGCTGGAATAATTGAAATCTATAAAAGTTACTTGCTGAAGTATATAGAGATGCAGTAACCATTAAGAAGTCCTCTCCATCATACGAAGCCGTTACTCCTACACTTCCGGATACCAAGCTCTCCTCGTTTGTCCAATTCATTCTTACCTTAAAAGGCAGGAATGACTGTGTTGGCCTTGTTCTGACTTTGAACTTTATCTGCCCTGGAGGATTAGGTGTGACAATATTCATACTAATATAACACCAATACCCTGATTCATATTAAAAAAGGAAACCCCCTAGAAAGGGGGCTCCGAGCAGGTTGTAGAGTATATCAGGCGACAGGGTAATATGTAAACCCCTGTATTAGCTGTTTGTACCGTATACTACAGTAGGAGGATTAGTTACTCCAGCGAAAGGATTGGTAGAAGTAGATCCGCTAAGGAAGTTAGCAGGTAAAGGCTCCTGTCCGGTAAATACTGCTGTATATCCGTAAAGATCTCCGTATGCAGTACCAGTAGTGATTGTACCACCAGTCATGTCTGCACCATACTCTTTACCAACAAGCAATGCATCTCCATTACGAGTCCATACTACAATCTTAGGACGGCCATAGGCAAGAAGTTTGAACTCCTTGGTCATAGTAGCCTCTAGTTTCTTAAGTTGTAGGCTTAACTCCTGGCTGAAGAAAGTAGTACCGTTATCTCTTGAAGTGTTAACTGTTTCTGTGTATCCATTTGTACCTTTCAACTCGTACTTGTATGCAGTAGTACCAGCTGGAAATCCAGTGATTACATCGTTTGCATTTACTGCAAAGCTACCAGTATTAAAGTTAATGAAATACACAGCTTGTAGACCAGCTATACTGTCTTTACAAGGTTCGTTTCTACCTAATGAAATGTCACAAGCCATTGTATGTTATTTAGTTCGTTAGTTAATGTTATTTAGTGAAATTGGGGAGGGATTTTATTCCCTACCCCTATCACTTATCGTTAGTCAGCTTATACCAGGCTAGAGTAAAGTACGATATCAGATCCGATACCATACTGAACACCGGCTGTATAACGCATGATCATTCTCACGTTCTGAGAACCATCTAGATCGGCCATATCCAACACTCGTACTTCGTTCTTATCACTCAATAGAGCAGTACCGAAGAATAGGTTAGACTTTTGAGCAGCTACCATTGTGTTATTTGGCATACCAGGGCACCATGCAAGGTTAATACCTTGGAAGTTCAAAGGAGCAAATCCAGTGAAGGCGTTGAACTGATAGTTAGCATTACCTAAAGCTACTTGGTAGGCTTTAACAACGTTAGTTGGAACGTAGATGTAAAGATCTTCCTTACCGTATACGGTGTTAGGAATTGCATTTACAACGCGAGTCAACTCAGCGATTACGTTAGAGCTAGTTACCTGAGCGGCAGCAGTAAGATCTACTACTCCTGTACCTCCAACAAGTAATTGAAGCAATCCGTCGAACTGACCCTGGATAGTTGAAGAACCAGACCAGATGTTAGTTTCGATTTGCTGGGCTACTTGACCGGCAGTGTTAGCGATGATGAAATCAGTGAAAGTTGGAGGTAGGTTATCAAATACAGATACACCCATTTCGATAGCTTCCCAGTCAGAGCGGAAGTCTTCTTTACACAATTGAGTGTTTACTTGGAACTCAAGAGGCTGAAGAATTTGCTCAGTCAATGCAACTGAACCAGTAGCGGTAAAGTCACAAGTAGCGTTACGGATGATACCAGTTTGATTAAGTACTTTGATTACCTCTTTGTACTTAATGTTTGGTTTAATAGTGATCAACTCTTTATCAAGAGTAGGGGCACTTAACAATGCGGCGGCAATATACTTTCCAGAAAATTGACCGGCATAGGTGGTTGAAATGTTAGTAGTTGTAGCCATTTCTTTTAAATTTAATAATTTGGTTGTGATTAGAATTTAGATGTAGCCATTCTGTTAAGTACTCTAGCCATTGTGTTTGCTGGCTTAGACTTAAGAAGGCCTTCAAGGTTAGCTTTATCTTCAACAGGGGCACCGTTAAACTTCTTCTGAGCTGAAAGATTTTGACCGCTAGATCCTTGACCGCCATAATTTGGACGACCTTGTAGCTGATCTACTTCCTGCATTTTCTTTACCTTTGCAGTTTCGTCGTTGATCTCCATACCCATTTCTGTCTCTTTACCTTTCTTCATTTCTTCGAAGATAGTAGCGATGTCTACGCGAAGTTGGTTAAGTTGCTCTTCAAGAGAATCAAGACGAGCTGAATCACCCTCTTGCATTTTCTCTTCTTTCTTAACTTCAGGAGCTTCATCCTTAACCTCCATGTCAGCCATCTTTTCTTTGTAGGCTAATTTTGTGTCTTTGTTCATGTCTTCAGTTTTTTGTTCTGAGAAATTGATTCTGTTTACGATAGAGTCGTAATTATCCTCTAAATGCATAGAAGTGATTACTCCATCTTTGGTTGTGATAAAATAGCGTTTGAATCCACCAGCAAGGCCTACAGGCAAATAAACAGTATGATCAGCATCCGGTGCAGCTACTTTAGATCCGTCCTCTTTGATTACTAGTAATGTATGTCCTACATCAAAGTAATCGGTCATTACAGGAGATCCATCTTCTAGCTTACCGTAAAACGGACCGCCGGCATTGGCGTTACCACCTAGCTCGACTTGCTTATTCTCCATACCAAGCATTGTGATGATCTTGTTGAGAATTACTTTAGAATCCATGTCTTACGTAATTTATACAGATATAACTCTGTGGGTTAATAATAGTTGATTTTGTACTTACTTTTTCTTGAAAAGCTTAGATACGAGTGATCCTGGATCTTTCATACCCATAAATTCTTTCCTCCAGTCCTTATTGACTGTTAGTTGAACTGATAGTTGTTGGTAGCATATAGCTAATGCTTGATCCTGTTCGTATCCTTCCTCTCCAATAAGCTTGGAGGCACAGCGAGAGATGTATTCATTCTCTCCTTCTCCTGAGTGTGGTTTAGGTATTGGCATGTTATTTAATTTTAATTATCCTTGTCCTCTACTTGGTTTTCTACGCAT